TAACTACACGAACAATGGCGTTGTTTTGTAGTAGTTCATAGGCGTACGCGGCAGAACCAGCGGTAACTTCTGTGTAGTCACCAGCAAAATATAACCCTTCTAGACCTGTTTCTGAAACGAAATAGGTATCGTCACGACGGAATCTACTACCTGGTTCATCAACACTTAAAACAGATGTTAACTGCTTAGAGATGGTACCATATGTAATGGTTTCATCTCCAACATATTGTACATAAACGTGAGTGTCGTAGAAACCTAAACTTGGTGCTAATGTAAGGTCGGCAGAAATGTCATCTGGAAATTGATAGTTGGGATTGATGTCAACTTGTAATTGATAGATGTTGGGTCGTGATGTTTCATAGACATCAAGGCAACGTGTAGTGACTGTACGTGCAAAATTACCAGCACCTTCAATGTATTCCAAATAATATAACGTGATGACTTTTTCTTTCAGTTCATAGATGTTTTCATTTGGAAATAGAGTGGTATCTACTTTGATGAAACGCTTTCTGCTCCAACGACCATCTGAAGCACGAAGAAGATAATCACCTGGATACTTAACTGTTGCTGTATCATTGAACATGAAACGGAAAAACATTTCTGTTGCCGTTTCAGAACCTTTAGCTTCGTAATATTGATTGATATATTTTATTAAACGACGGTTATCCAGAACCGTGTCACTTGGCATATCATAGGTGAACTGATTTCTGAAATATGGGATGAATACATCCAATGTTTCATCAATGTCCATCCAATCCATGTTGCTAAGAAGCACATCATGTGCTTGTCCTTGATTTTCTAGGAACTTATAATAGTGTTCTAGGAAGGTGACAAACTGCGGGTATTCAGCCCGTACAAATTCAGGAAGTTGTCCTGAAATTAAATGATGTAGTTTTCTCTTAATGGACATTATACTTCAGTATATGGACGACAACTGATAGATAAACCAGGAACAATATTTGCTGCAGAATTACTTTGACTATTATCTAAAGTTAAAATGCTATTTCGTGATGGTAATGCTGCTACTGCAAATGTAGATGTGTCTGATGTTCGTACCACTGAACTTGAAATGTTTTGATATAATGGTTGTGGACGAACATACAAATACAATTCCGACATATTACCAATATATTCAGTAACGATAACATTTTGTAGTGTCACCAAACCGGCATTGTAATGCACTGTTCCAACTGTGGCTATTGGTAATCTAGTTTGTGCGTCAACAAATTTAATGGTACCATTTCCATCATCATTGGCAACAGCATCATCACTAAAATCTTGTAAGTATCCTTCATACGTTAAATCATTGATAGTAGTTAAAAAATTACTACTTCTAAATGTTTCTGGGTCAATGGCTGTTAAGAAATTCAACACCTTAGAATATCCAGATGTATTGCTAAGACCAATAGATATTCTTTTTTGTAGTCGCATTTTAAACAGAGAACTAACAATTGAAGTGTTAGTTTCTTTAACACGCTCAGACAATTTTGATAGGAAAAATGTTCTATCTAAAGTTCCTAACTCATTATCAAAATAATCTTCAATAGCAGCGGACACTAGAACAGAAATATCTGAAGCTTTCAATGATGTTAATTTTGGATTGTAATTTACAATACCTTCTAAACCAAGATAAACATATTCAGGATCCACAAACTCATGTTTAATGCTCATCACACTTCTTGGACGCAATATGGATTCCTTAATGAAATCTTGGTCTGCAGTGGTGATAACAGAATTAGCTACTGGATCTACAGAGATGAATACTGAACCGTAAACAGGAGGATCATTTTCTTCTCCGCCCCATACAGTTACTTCACGTGCTTTCGAAAAATTCTGTTTGATGATGGTTCTGTAATCTTCAGCAGTGACAGCACGATTTCTGTTGGCATTATATCTAGGTGCATTGAAACGAATGCTGTCAATGCTTTCTTTACCGGTTCCTCCATTAGCAGGAGAAGTTACTGTGATGGTTACTTCATCTTCACCATCAATGGTACCCACTAAAGAAAAATCTCTGGCACCGTTGGAAGCAGCTCCTTCTGAAACGATATATGTGACGGTTACAATATTACCAGGCGTTAAACTTGCCCCTACATTGTCATCACCAAACACTAGTTGGTATTGCCCTTCATTGTTTTCTTCCACCCAAAACACTTTGCTGGTGTTTGTGATGTCAACAATTGTAGATGTTTTCACCCAGTCTGCGGATGTTAGATTTGATGATGATGTTTGTACCGACACTAAAATAGTAGTGGTATCTACATTGTTATTTGGAATAATCAATGGACCTGATGTGTTATCAGAACCAATTAAAAATGAATTGGATAGATAAATGCCTTCAATCAATTCCACATCAGTAAATTCAAACACACCACTTTCATTGAGTGTAGCAGTCTGTGATTCATTCACGTTGAATGTGAATGATTGTCCGTTAATGGATGCGTTAAACTTAACATCAGGCGTGATGCTTAAAGTAGATTCAGTAGTCACATCTTGGGTAACAATTAAATCCACTTGTGCTTTTGCTGATGTTGTAGAACGAGGGCTATATCCAAGCATTTTTGCTAGAGAAACCACAGATGTTCTTTTAATGGCGGTATCAATGAACATTTCATTAGCTTGTAAATTAGCTAATACAGCATTGTAATGTGTGTTATATGCTAACACATCTAACAACAAACTTAATGCAGAACCCGTGAAATCATAGTCGGTGAACTCAGGTTGTGCTGCCAAATAGGTTCGTAAATTAGTTTTAATCGTGTCAAAATCTAATTCTGTGATGTTGAGTTCTGCCATTATCGTAATCTCTCTAAAGTAACCGTCAAGGACGTAGGTTGATTGATACCTATAGGTGTGAAGTATATGGAAATTTCATATGAATTTTCATCTTCATTAGGAAACACGTCTACCAGTTCCAACGTGATTCTGGGTTCATATTGACTTATGGTGTTCTCAAGGCTTCGTTTGATAGCTAGCGTTGTGATGGCATCCGCAGGCTCAAACAACAAATTATATAATGGAGACCCTACATTGGGTTGAAACAAACGTTCACCTAAATTAGTAAATAACAACAGTTTCAAAGATTGTTTAATGGCATTTGCATCTACTTTTTTCAACACATCCTGAGTCTGAGGATGTGCTGTAAAAGATAAATCCAAGTCTTTATATAGTTTGTTAGGTGAAAGAATAGGCATTTTTATTTAATATTTATATGGTTATGCGAGAGCTATGAAGTTGTTAAATTCTTTTTCACGGTCAGCCAACCCATTGAATCCGCCGTTCACAACTCTTGTAACAGCTCGAACAGCAGGGAGGGCTCCTTCATCAGCTTTATTATTCAAGTTTCTTGAATTCCAGAACCAAGCAGCAGAAAGAAGTGGGTATTTGTCAGCTACCAACTCTGGATTAGCCACAACATCTTCAGGAACAAATCTTCTAAATGCAGCATAATTCTGTTTTCCTGTCAATTGAATGTATCCGCGACCACGATATCTGTATCCATCTCCTGACGCTTCATCACCATTACCGATACGATTGGCGTATGCTCGGCTACCTATTCTTTCTGGCTGACGTTCATATTGTCTAGCTATTTCATCAGTTGGGAAATATTTACCAAATACTGAACGTAACGACTTGGCTGAATAGTTTAAGTTCTCTCTAACAGCTCGGAAATGACCGCTTTCATGCGAGCATTGTGCCAAGAAGTGTGATAGTCTTTGTGGTGTATTGATGTTGAATTTACATACTACTTCTGGAATTTGTTGACGAACAGTTTCTGGAATTTTGCCCTTCAATTTGTTTATAAATGCAGCCATTTCAGCTGACACACAATCTGAAGATGCTGTAGGTGCAGCTGGAGGTTCTTGACAACTATCTGGTAGATGCACATACTTCACTTTGCGACTTGGATTTGGATATTTCACAAAACATCCGCATCCTGAACGATTAAAACCGGCTCCACCTGTAGTGTTGCCTTCAATTGTTTTGATACGTCTATCTGGTGAAGCATCAGGATAAATGCCTGCTACAATTCCAATATGATTGGCATGATTAGGACGAGATGGATCACCGTAATATAATATGGCAGCACCTAGTTTAGGTGTATCAGACAGCAATCCTTTTTCTCTTCCCCATCTATCCCAAGCGGCACAAGCAGCTGGCCCATAACTCTTTGGCGGAGCAGTTGCACCAGCAGCCGTCCACCAGGAATATACAGCAGAAGCACACCATTCTGCACCTTTACCTTCTTTCTTAATTCGGTCGGCATGGAAACCACCAGAACCAGTAGCGTTCACCATGGTGTCAATGATGCCGGATTGGCCAGGAGGAAGTTCTCCTCCCCCTAATTTACCACCTGTATTATTGGCTGCTCCTCTTGCTGTTCCCGTTTCTAACATACCCACATACTTCATGGCTTCATTAATAACTGCCTGTGCAAGTTCGCAGGTGGATTGTTGAGGTTCTGGATTTGAAGCTGGAGCAGAAATCACTTCTCCGACATCTGCTTCCGATTGTTTCAATGAAGCATATTCTTGTGACATGGGATCATCTGATTGTCGTGCTTCTAAAGCTTCGGCAAAATATGCAGCTCGGTCTTCGGGAGTTAATGTAAACCCAGGAGGAGTTATTTCTGGTTCCTCAGGAGATTTTTCTTCTACTGGTGATAATTCAGGAACAGTGAAGGCTGGAACTGGTTGAGGAGGTGAAACTGACAACGCTCCCTTAAATGTTCCTTGGAATATGTTACCTTCTGTGATAGGGCTAGAAAAGCTTGTTTTTGTAGATGCACCAATTTTAACATTGGCACCAGACTTCATTAATATATCTGTAGAGCTGTTAACTGTGAAATCTTCATTGGTATGAACTGTGATGTCTTTTCCTGCAGCCATGTCAATTTTACCAGCCACATTCAATTCATAATCTCCATGAACGTGTGTTTTTAAATCACCATCTACTTGAAGATTACAATTGTTTTTCACTAAAATGTTACAACTACCTTCAACTGTGATGTTGGCTTTTCCTTTGATGTTAATGAATCCATTACAATCTACAATATGATAATCATCGCCCACGATACGTCGAACCATGGTTCCTGCACCATCAACTTCAACAAATGTTCCTTTGTTATGATAGACATGCAATCTTTCTGACCCAGGTGAATCATCTATTTCAATTAAATGTCCATTTTCCGATTGTGTAACATGATTGAATGGATATTTTGGTCCATATGGGATTTCTGGTTGTTCCCATGTCCCACCATCTAAAGCCACATCCACTAATAAAGTTCGTTCATCTTTCTTCTTTTGAACAATTGTTTCTTGAACTTTTTGATTTCTAGCTAAACGATTAGTATCAGGTTCATTAATGTATTCTGGTAATGGATATTTTTTATTTGGGTCTTGAAAACCAAAATTATTTCTATTTTGAATTTTATCATAATAGGAACGGGCCATCACACCACCAATGGTACCAATCATCAATGGTTCTTGACAATCTTCTCCATCACGGAAAAATCCAACTACCCAGGTACCTTCTACAGGTCCTGTGGGTGTGGTGCCTATGCCAGACATGGCAGCTGAAGTGATGGGTTGCATGGGGTATGCCCATGGCAAGCTCTCAGTAGGGAGTTCCACCTTGTCAGCATTATGATAGCCGACAATACGTACTTTACATCTTCCTAAAAAGAGAGGGTCATTTCTATCTTCAACAACGCCAACCCACCACCAAAATCCGTTACCGTAAATGTTTTCCATATTATCTCAATTCCTTTTGATAAGAATCTTTCATGACTTCCAAATACATTATATGCTTGTTTGTTGAAAACTGATGTCGAATGGCTGTGATAAGATAATTACCTGACAGATAAGGGTCTATTAAATCACGACCAGTAGCCGCACTTAAATCACGTTCTGTGGATTTTGGAATGTTAAGTGCCACCACTTTACCTACTTCAATGTCTGTTCTTCCAGGTACTTCAATAGTTAAATGCAATTTACCAGCTTCATACATTAAACTGTTTCTTTGAGCCACCCATTTTTCATATAAAGGGTCTTTGTTTTCATCAAACATTCCGTATTGTTTAGTTCGTACACGACGATACATATCTGGTTTTCTAGGTAAATCACGTGGAAATGTTTGTGATTTACCTTGGTCATGAAGATTCAATACTTTATCATGATACTCATATTGATTATGAGGATTTTCATAATATTGTTTCAATGTGATGTCATGTGTAATTAAATTGCTAGTGTAATATCCATAATCTTGTGCTTCAAACACATCAAAAAATGTTGAAGGACTTATAT